TCGACCTCCGTGATGTACGGAAGTCGTAACCACTACGCAGCTGTTTACCGCAGCGCTCAAACGCCTCTTCGAACAGATCGTTGAGATCGAGATTAAACGATGCGGTACCAGATGTAGACATTACTCAGCCTTCGCTTTTGCCTTCTTAGGAGCAGCTTCTTCAACTACTTCAGCCGGGGCTTCAACAGGAGCCGGGGCGTCCAGAAAAGCTGCGAACTTGTTCAGGATTGACTCTTCGTAGCCAGAAGGAGAGAAGCCTTCTGCGCTCAGGAAACCAAGGATGTCTTTCTTATCAATAGCCATTACTTAAAACCTTTAAGTGTTTGGGCGAGACGTGCTCGCTGACCTAGTTTACCGGGAGCTTTAGCCGCCTTTGCCAGTTTACCTGCGGGGATCTTCTCACCCTTCTTGACTCCCAAAGCGCTTCTAAGAGCCCCCGGCTTCTTGATGGCACCAGCGATCCAACCACCTTTCTTGTACTCGGTAACCTCATTCGGGTTATCTTTCCGCTTGATGGTCTTAGGACCGGGCATCTTTGACGGACTAATACAGCCCATGCCACGGCTAGCTCTCATCTTACTTACCTTTCTTGGCCATGCCGCCGCCGCACATCTTAATCATCGTGCCTTTGGTTTTACCCTTAACAGCAACGCCATCCTTGCTAGGAGCAGCAGTCTTAACCTTGCCCATAGCCATTCCGCCAGAAGCCATTTTCTTACACTTAGCCATATCACCACCTTCTTTAAATAAAGCCATAGCCCCGTGACGGGTTTTGGGCTTGTTTACTTTCTGACGGTCTGCGCGACCACCAGCCCTAATACTACTCATCGTCATCGTCTCTACGTCCAAACCAACCCTGTACGGTCTTGGTCTCGTAGATCCTGATAACCATCCAAACGATGGTCAGAGATGCAGAAATTGCTGGAAGAATATTCACAAGTGTCCCTACCATAGTGGCTACAGAAGCCACGTCCAATATGTACTTAGACACTTCGCTGACGTGATCTGCGTGATCCGGTGAATCCATTTTACGCTACCCTGTTTACTGTAAGAATTACAGCTGGTACCAAAGGCCCCATCACAGGGGCTGCAATATACGATACTTCCGCATGGGAATCGGTTGATCCCCACATAAGCTGGAAGTACTGCCCAGCAGAAACATTCAACATAAGGTTCCAAGCTGCCACAGTATAGGAGTTTGGTCCTTGAATAGTCACCCTAGTATTAGTTTCAGGTACATCTAAACCATCCAATCTGGCCCAGATGTAAACATCAATAGCAGAAGAACCGCCGCTATTTTTATTAAGCTGCGCCGAGAATTGGAAGTTATAAGTACCAGCCTCAGCTACGTTTACCTTGGTAGGATTACCAGATAAATCGTTGGATATTGAGATGCCATGACCGCCAATATCGGTCGTATCAAAGTGCATCGGCATGCCCGTACCGGGAGTGGCGTTAGTCAACGTAGCGTTGTTCTGGAAAACACCGTACTGCATGTTAATGCTGGCCGGACTAAGTACAGTCCATGCCGGTGCGGCTGAAGCGCTGCCTGTTCCAGTTTGGGCTAAGAACTTCTGAGTAGTCGTAGTATTACCAGAAAGTTTTGCCAGCGTATCAGTGGCTGACCCATAAAGCGTATCGCCTACAGTGTACGTAGTAATCCCAGTGCCGCCCTGAGTCGGACCAGCTGGAGTCACGTCCAACGTCTGGCTTACAAAATCAGACACCGTGGTCTGAACATTAGCGCCAGATTGGACCAATGGAACGATTTCCGTACCCGTGAGGGTAGCGGCATTGGTCATCGCTGAGATTTTTGTATCAGCCATCAGTCAGACTCCAAATAGATTTTGCTGCCATCTTCCTGCAACACGTACCCTGAGTTTTCCATCAGGATGAAATAATTCACTGCTGGGGGTACATATGGCGCGTACAGGTCAACAACACCATGATCCCCTACGTCATCGCCATAGCTGTCTACATTATTCGCGACAACACCGATAGCGAATCCATTTGATGTATTCGCAAGGTTAGCAACCCCGGTGTAGCCGACGTAAGCCATTAGGTTACACCGGCTTGAATAAGAGTTAACGTAGCCACGCCACCACCGGAATTAACCGTCAGCCGGACCTGCAAGACAGGGAACGCATAGTTACCGTCTTGATTGGTGGTTTTAGAAGCGATCGTCGGATGAGGGAACCAAGTGGACCCATCAAAAGTGTGTTCTATCGTGTAATTCACGGTGCCGCTAACGACTACACCAAACCCAATGTTGAACGGGGTTACGTAGTTATCAGCTACATATCCGATCGTGGATCCGGTACCCGTCTGTGCGAGTGTGACTGGGCGCATTATTTACCTCAGCAATTCCAAGCCCTAAGGCTTTTGTTAATTCGACTGTTCGGATCGTTAGCCGTTTTGCTTGAAGTCAGCTTTTTCTTCATCCCTGACATCCGGGCACAGAATGACTTGCGTCGGCCTGCGTCTTTCTCGGTCTTGGGATTAGGAGCGGGTGGTTTCAGATTCATGCCTTGCTTCTTGGCAGAAGCGCGACCCTTAGCGTTCAAACCGCCTTTAGGATTCTTACCTTCAGACCGCTGCCATGCTGGTGACTTAGCCATTCTTTTTCCTCGCCGCACGCATATTGTCCACGAGGTTAGGATACGGACGACCCGCTTTCTTAGCCGCAGCTTTAGCTGCTGACTTCTTGGCAGGGCTCAGTTTCTTGGGTTTGCTCAGACCCTTGGGTCTTGGCTTGTCCCATACTTCCTTCATGGACTTACTCCAAGGCTAAAGGGGGCCGAAGCCCCCTTCGTTACTTAGTTCTGGAAAGCAGTCGGAGCCGTAGCGCCGTTAGAGGCTTTCTGAACGTATACGACCGTGACCGTAGCGGCACCAGCAGTAGCCGTGGTGGTGAGCGAGCCTTCAATGATGATGTCGCTTGAACCTACGTTGAGAGCGCTAGAGGTGAGGTTAGCGCTAGCGTCATGGCGACCAGCGGTCGTAATAGTAGTAGACGTGGCGAACTCGTCTGCATTAGATGAGATACCAAACTCAACCGTGGTAGCTGCGTCAAACAGAGTAGAGGTGTCTACGAAGATATTAAGAATCTGAGAGCCAGCCGGGAGAACCGCTGCAATGAAGAGCGTACTGCCAGAACTGATCGTAGAAAACTGGGAGAGGACCATCAGACCGGTGTTGTCGATGGTATCTGCGGTTACACCCGTGGTGTAACGAGTGGTACCTGAGCGAACAGGACCTTCAAAAGTTGAAAAGGCCATTTTATACCTCGTTGCGCCTGCACCCATCCATCTTGCGCGTAGTCCGCTGGGTCGGTTGGATGAGCATTAAAACCCCAGAATTAAGTTTCTTGTACCCGCTTTATACAGAACTGTCAATCAGTTTAACGCTGTAAAAGAGGTACGATGCCTGACTTATGAATTGCCATGTCCCCAAGCGGATTTTCTTGTGCTTCTCCTTGAGGAGTAGAACCTCTTAACTGCGCCGCTTCACCCGCTCCGAATGCCCAAGGGATAGCTCTATTGAGTTTGTCCATAGCCGTGCTAAACCCGCTAGGAGCTTCGTCTTCGGGTATTTTTCCTACAGGTAACCGATCATGCAGGGTGCTTTTAAGCCAAGTATTTGGATCATCCGCGTTGGTTAGATCTGATAACTCATACCTACCTCTATCGACATTACCAAACGGGTTAGAAATACGCAGCGCGTCTTCGCTAAGCATCCTACCTCTACGGGGAAAATGCCTAGCTTCAGTTTCACCTAACGTAGCTTCATAAAAACGATGGGGGTTGTTGTAAATACGTGTCCAACGATCTAATTGGTCTTTGCTATCGGCTATCCGTTTGTCTATCTCCTCTCTAGGGATAAGTGCATACATATCTCCGTTATGGAACAGCTCGTCAGGATCAGCGCCTTTATCCAAGTTGTACGCTGTGTCTTTCAAAAATTCCATAGAATTCTGTTTAGCCCGTAGCTTTTCAAACGCTATGGCTTGAATTCTGTCAGGACTAATTCCGGGGGAAAACCCTTCTCTGTTCTGAATCCAATGCTGCCCTTCATGCAGGGTGGTTTGGAGCATATTTCCTTTAGGGCGATAGTTAATCGCCATATGTTCAGGCTCGCCCCTATAACCTTGAGCGTAATATCCCTGTGCACTGGGGTTTGAAAAATTAAAATTTCTTTTTACTGGTAGGTTGGCTAGATCTGGGTAATGCTCAAACAAGGTAGGATGCTCAAGGACATCTTTCAAAGTAGCCTGTGGTTGATTAGGTAGCTTGGACTTTACGTAGTCCATAAGCCCCATGTTCTTAAGACGAGCCCCTTGGTCAGAGAATTCAAACTTAAATTCTGGATCCAAAGGATTGGTGACAATAGGCTGCTCCATTCGAGTACTAGCCCAGATTTGCTGCGGGCTAAGTCCAGATTCTCGCAATTGCCTAGCTTTCTCGAAAACCTTCTCATTTGCTAAGCGGGAACTCGCGCCGCCGAGCATCCCAACAGTGCCAGCTGCGCCTCTTGCAAAAGGGTTTATAGCCATTCCTAGTAAGTTCGTAGCCTTTTCTAGGTTAGCGTAGTCAGGGTTGATGATCTGACCTGTATCGTCCATGTACAAACCGCCTTTATCCATCTGAGGAAACTGCTCGGCTAACCACTCAGCTCCTTTATTTATACGGTTATACGCATCGGGCCATGGATCATATGGCGCTGGACCATGAGTCATCTCACGATCTAACTGTGCTCTTCTGTACGCTTCTAAATCTCGAATACCATCAGCCATCACAATCTCCTAAAAAGAAAAGGGGGCCGAAGCCCCCTCGTCTCGACCGGGAAAACTCCCAATCCTTACGCTTAGTTAGCGCCCGGAGAACCGAAGATTCCCATCGGATCGGACCAACCAAAGCTGTAACGCTCACGAGCCTTATAACGTACGTTACCCGTGTCAAAATCACCGTCCATGGACTGTGAAAGCGGGATACGCACGAAGTGCTTGAGACCGTTCGGTACATCAGTGGTCAGGAACCATGCGTTCGGGTCGGTCAGGAAGTGGTTAATGGTATAACCTTCCGGAACAACACCGTTGTTCTTGATCGCGTTGATGTCGTTGTTGTTGGTACCAACGCGGAGCTCGGTTTCGAGCAGGCGGGTAGCAACAAACTGGAGCTGCGGAGGAACAACCAGCTTACGTGGCTTAGCTGCAATCAGCATGCCACGCTCGTCAGTCCACAGGGAGATCTGAATTACTGCCGCTTCGAGAGAGGTTTCGTTCAGGTCAGCCGGGGTAGACGGGGTGTTGCTGTTTGAGCCACCACTAACCAGCGGGTGAGCCGTAGAGAACAGAGAGACGCCATCGCCACCGGTGTAGGTGGAGTTGAAGCCGTTGTTCAGTACGCTAGCAGCTTTAACCTGCTTGGTGTAAGCCATACCACGAGCCAGAGACTTCGTATAACGACCTGACAGGCTGTCATACAGGTTATCTTCGATCGCCTCTTCGGTGATCGCAAAACCCATCGCGATGGTTTCGTGGTTGTAGCGAGCGGTCCATGCTTCCTGTGCGTTGTCGTACGAGATCGCCTGACCTTCGTTTTTGACTGGTGCAGCTGAGAAGCCTGACAGCTTGGTTTCTTCTTCGAAGGAACGCTCAGAAGATTCAGTTTCGTAAATCTCTTTGTGTTCTTCGCCGTAACGAGCGTATTCCATGCCGAACAGGGCGTTCAGACCGGGAAGGAGCTCTTTAAGAAGTTGGGCGCGAGAAATAGCCATTTATCTTACTCCTTCTATTAAACGCCAGTCGCGTTGGTGTAGCTATGGAAACCTTGGTTCCAAACTACCCGCGCTTCGGGGTAACCGATAAAGGTAACCGCAGTACCAGATGCCAGCGTGACCGCAGAGTTAACCGTAACAGTTACTCCGTTTACGTTGGTAACGGTAATGTAGTTGCCAGCCAGTGAGCCGGTGCCCGTGGGTGCAATCAGCTGCATACCCGCCTGAATCGCTGAATTAGCAGCGGTCAGGGTTACCGTGGTGCTAGAACCAGAGGTGCTGGCGACAGCAGCTACAGAAACTGCGGTGTCAGGAACGATCTGGACTACACGGAAGGGAAGGGGTGAAGCGATACGAACGTTACCGCTGCTACCAGAGGTAATAACAGCACCAGAAACAGACATCGCTGAGTCACCAGAAGTCGTGCTGCCGGTTGC